CCAAAAAGCAGGTATTCTACCAGTATTCATTATTACCGAGATGAAATGGAGTTGGGAACACGCTACTCAAATGGGTCTGCAAATCGAAGAGGTAGTAGATGAAGAAACTGGAGAAATTCTAGATTATAAAGGATTTTTCTTATATGCTGACCGCGAAACTATTCACACAATTGAAGACGTAGCAGCATTTATTCTTGATTTACTTGATGAGCAGAAAAAAGGTAATCTACCTTATGATTTAATGTTCTTGTGGGATTCAATTGGTTCTGTACCTTGTGAATTGTCTGTACGTTCTAATAAAAATAACAACGAATGGAACGCAGGAGCGATGTCAACTCAATTTGGTAATGGTGTAAATCAACAAATTACATTATCTCGTAAAGAATCATCTAAACATACTAACACATTAGTTTGTATCAATAAGGTATGGACAGCAAAAGCTGAAACACCTATGAGTCAACCTAAACTGATGAACAAAGGTGGTTTCGCAATGTGGTTTGATGCCACGTTTGTTGTAACGTTTGGTAATGTTTCTAATGCTGGTACCTCCAAAATTAAAGCAATTAAGGATGGTAAGCAGGTTGAATTTGCAAAACGCACTAAAATCCAAATTGATAAAAACCACATTAATGGTATTACTACTCGTGGTAATATTATTATGACTCCTCATGGTTTTATTGATGATAGTGATAAGGCATTAAAATCTTATAAGGATGCTCACGCAAAAGAGTGGAGTAAAATTCTAGGTGGTGGTGATTTTGAAGTTGTAGAAGAATTAGACAACTTTGAACCAACACAAGAATTCTCTCAGGAACCAGAATAAGATGAATAAAGAAGATTTATTAAAACTCCTCAGCAATTTAGATGAGGAGAATGAAATAGTACTCCCTAAAAAGCACGATAGAGTTCTTTTGATAGATGGTTTAAATCTATTTTTTAGAAACTTTGCAATGTTAAATTTTGTTAATGAAGAAGGTCTTCACGTAGGAGGTCTTGGGGGTTTTATTCGTTCTTTAGGAACTTTAATAAATCAAATTCAGCCAACTTCTATATATATTGTTTTTGACGGGCAGGGATCTGCTACTAACAGAAAAAATATAAATTCTGATTATAAATCTAATAGAAATATTAGACGAATTACAAATTGGCAAGTTTTTAATAGTTTAGAAGAAGAAAACGAAGCAAAAATAAACCAAATTGTAAGATTAATTCATTATTTAAAATGTTTACCTGTTAAAGTAGTATCCCTGCCCAAAGTCGAGGCAGATGATATCATTGCTCATTTATCTAAAAAATTAGAATCTAAATATAATTCTAAAGTTTTTATTGTTTCTAGTGATAAAGATTTTATTCAATTAGTAACTGAAAACATTATTGTTTACAGACCAATAGAAAAAGATTATTATACTCAAGAAACAATTAAAGAAAAATTTGGAATCCCCGCAAAGAATTTTATATTATATAAAACATTATTGGGAGATAGTTCAGATATGATTAAAGGAATTAAAGGTTTAGGTGAAAAAGGTATCCTAAAAAAATTTCCTGAATTAGCTGAAAAAGAATTAGATTTAGATGGCATCTTTAGTATTTGTGAAAATAAGTTTAAAGAACATGTAACTTATGCTCGTGTAATACAAAGTATAGATGAATTAGAAAAAAATTATACAATAATGGATTTAGCTAATCCAATGTTAGATGATAAAGAAAAATGTTTTTTGGATAATTTAATAAAAGATAAAACACCAAAATTGAATGAAAATGCTTTTTTAAAGTTTTACCATGAAGATGGTTTAAGACATTTAATTAAAAACATTGAATATTGGTTAACAAGCAATTTTAAAGATATTATAAGCGAATAAAATGACTCTGAGTAATTTAAATTCATATGGTCCAGGTTTTCAGATAAAGGTTTTAGCTTCACTTTTAAATCATAAAGAGTTTTTAATAAACATTCATGATATTTTAAGTGAAGATTATTTCGATAATCAAGCACATAAATGGGTTGTAAAAGAGATACTTAAGTATTATGAAAAGTATCACACAACTCCAACAATGGAAGTACTAAAAGTAGAACTTAAAAAAGTTCAAAATGAAGTACTCCAAATTTCTATTAAAGAACAATTAAAAGAAGCATACAAATCATTAAATGATGATTTAGCTTATATTGAAGAAGAATTTTCAACTTTCTGTAAAAACCAGATGTTGAAAAAAGCCTTACTTCAATCTGTTGACTTACTACAAGCCGGTGATTATGATTCAATTAAATTTATGATTGAATCTGCTATGAAAGCCGGTCAAGATAAAAATGTAGGTCACGAATACTCTAAAGATATTGAATCTCGATACAGAGAAGAACATAGAATTGCAGTACCCACACCTTGGGGAGAATTTAATGAACTACTTCAAGGTGGTTTAGGTGGTGGTGATTTTGGTCTTATTTTTGGTAACCCTGGTGGTGGTAAATCTTGGGCATTAGTTGCTCTAGGAGGTCATGCTGTTAAAATGGGTTTTAATGTAATCCACTACACTCTTGAATTAGGTGAAGATTATGTAGGCCGTCGTTATGACGCTTACTTTACCCAAATCCCAGTTAATAAAATTACTCAATATAAAAAAGAAGTTTCAGACGTTGTTGAGCAAATCCCAGGTCGATTAATTATTAAAGAATTTCCAACAGGTAAGGCAACTATATCGACTCTTGAATCACACATTAAAAAATGTATTGATTTAGAATTCCAACCAGATTTAATTCTTGTTGACTATGTAGACCTTCTTCGTTCAAAACGTAATAGTAAAGAACGTAAGGAAGAGATAGATGATATTTATGTTGGCACAAAAGGATTAGCTAGAGAGCTTAATCTCCCAATATGGAGTGTATCACAAGTAAACCGAGCAGGTTCAAAGGATGACATCATTGAGGGGGATAAGGCTGCTGGCTCCTATGATAAGATGATGATTACTGACTTCGCAGCTTCATTATCAAGAAAAAAAGAAGATAAAGTAAATGGAACAGGTAGATTTCACATTATGAAAAATAGATATGGAATAGATGGCCTGACATATGGGGCAAAAATTGATACCTCTACCGGATTCTTTGAAATATCTTCAGATCTTGATTCATACAGCACACCAAGTCCTACACAAAATACAAGTTTTGATTCATTTTCAAGTGACGACAAGAGTAAAATAAGTGATTTTTTACTCAAGATAAACTAATTTATTAAAAAAACTAATACTATGGCAAAGAAATCAAATCTGTTGCATGAGAGAATTATCTACAAACCTTTCGAATATCCGGAAGCATATGATTATTGGCTTAAACAACAACAGGCACACTGGTTACATACTGAAGTTCCAATGATGTCTGATTTGAATGACTGGAACTCTAATCTTAATGAATCTGAAAAAAATATTATTGGTTCTATCTTAAAAGGTTTTGCCCAAACAGAAACTATTGTAAATGATTATTGGTCAGGGTTAGTAACTAAATGGTTTAGAAAACCAGAAGTTATTATGATGGCTACAACATTTGGCGCTTTTGAAACAATTCACGCTGAAGCTTATTCTTTATTAAATGAAACACTCGGACTTGATAATTTTTCAGAGTTTCTCGAAGATGAAACTACGATGGCTAAAATTGAAAATCTTATGCTTGTTAGGGATAGTTTTAATGGCGAAAAAGATTTCCACGAAATTGCCAAATCATTGGCTATATTCTCAGCCTTTACCGAGGGCGTTAACTTATTCTCTTCATTCGCCATACTACTCTCTTTTAAAATGCGAAACAAGCTTAAGGGAGTGGGTCAAATTGTTGAATGGTCTATTAGAGACGAGTCTCTCCACTCAGAAGCAGGATGTTGGTTATTTAGAACTCTTATTAAAGAAAATCCAAAACTCAAAACAAAAGAACTAGAAGCAGCAATTAATGAAGCAGCTTTATTATCTCTTAAACTCGAACTTGATTTTATTGATAAGGTATATGAGTTAGGTGATCTTGAAGGATGTTCAAAATACGATCTTCAAAATTTTATCAAAAATCGTGTTAATACCAAACTTGGTGATCTTGGTTATAATCCAATCGTTTCAAATATTGATATGACAGCGGTTGAACGTATGAAATGGTTTGATGCTTTATCTGCGGGTAAACAACACACTGATTTCTTTGCTAGTCGTGTTACTAATTATTCTAAAGGACACATGCAGTGGGATGAAAGCATTTTTTAAAAAATTTATTAGAGCATTTTTTGAAACTATTCAATCGCATTAAAATGAAAAAGTATTTTTTAATTACTCTTTTATTCCCACTTACTCTTTTAGCCCAACTAAAAGATAGTGTATATTGGAACACCCCTTACTTTATAATTAACTATTCAGAAGTACTAGAAGGACCTCGTTCAGTAAGATACTCTGTAGCTTGCCCAAATGGTACTGCATCTCGTACTGGAATGGATTTTTATACTGAAAAAGGACTTAAAACATCAGATAATAAAGACTATGAAGAAAATGAATGGGACAAAGGACACATGGCTCCCGCGGCATCTCTTAATTGTGATCGCGATATGCTATACGCTACTTTTACTTATGTCAATTCTAGCCTTCAACAACAAAGTCTAAATCGTGGTGTTTGGAAAAAGTTAGAAATATATGAACGTGAACAAGCAAAAACAGCTCAAGTTCAAGTGTTTATTCGAATAGAATATGATAAAACACCAGCTCGAGTTCCTACAAATGCTGCTATCCCTAAAGGATATTATAAGGAACTTAAGATTGGAAATCGCAAAGAGTGTTATTATTTTAAAAATGTAGCACCTGTATCAAAAGAATTAAATGATTATAAGTGTAATTGTAGAAACGTAATAAAATAAAATGGATAATAATTTAGTAGCAGATTTTTCTATTTGGGAAAAAGGGAAAGACTACCCTGAGTACATGGATGAGGTAGCACTCAGTACCATTTCAAAAGGTTATTTACTCCCAGGTGAAACACCCAAAAAAGCTTACAGAAGAGTAGCACACGCTGTGGCGATGCGTTTAAATCGTCCTGACTTAGAAAATAAATTTTTTAAATACATTTGGAATGGATGGATTGGTCTTGCCAGCCCTGTTCTTAGCAATACCGGTACTGATCGTGGTTTGCCTATCTCTTGTTTTGGAATTGATACGCCCGATAGTGTTCGTGGAATTGGACTTACTAACGCTGAACTTATGCGCCTTACTTCCTACGGCGGAGGAGTTGGAATCTCGCTTAGCCGCATTCGACCAAGAGGTGCTCATATCACAGGAAATGGAAAGTCAGAAGGAGTTGTACCATGGGCTAAAATCTATGACTCCACTATCATTGCCACTAACCAAGGTTCTGTTAGACGAGGAGCTGCATCCGTAAACTTAGATATCAGCCATAAAGACATTCATGAGTTTCTTCAGATTCGCAGACCTAAAGGAGACCCAAATAGACAATGCCTTAACCTACATCAGTGTGTAGTTGTTGATGATGCGTTTATGAAGCGCTTAAATGATCGCGACAGCGAGGCTATGTCATTGTGGTTAGAAATACTTAAATCACGCGTAGAAACCGGTGAACCCTACATTATGTTTAGTGATAATGTCAATAAAGACAACCCACTAGCATACAGAATGAACAATTTAAATGTTTCAATGACTAACATCTGTACTGAAATTACACTTCACACAGATGAAGAACATTCATTTATTTGTTGTTTAAGTTCATTAAACTTAGCTAAATATGATGAGTGGAAAGATACAGATGTAGTTGAAACTGCAATCTATTTTCTTGATGGTGTAATGGAAGAATTCATCCAAAAAACCAATGGTAAAGAATCTATGATTCGCTCACACAGACATGCTAAAAAAGGTCGTGCACTTGGTTTAGGAGTAATGGGATGGCATACATTCTTACAACAAAAGAATTTACCATTTAACTCAATTGCCTCTACTGCTTGGACTCACACTATTTTCAGCCAAATTAAATTACAAGCAGAAGCCGCATCTCGTAAAATGGCTACAGAGTATGGTGAACCACTCTGGTGTAAAGGTACGGGTATGAGAAATACTCACTTACTAGCAATTGCACCAACAGTTTCTAATTCTCGTATTAGCAGTTGTTCAGCAGGTATTGAACCTCAACCAGCAAACGTTTATGTGTTTAATGGTGCCAAAGGAACTTTTATTGTTAAAAATCCTGAGCTTGAAGCACTATTAAAGAAAAAAGGACATAATGTAAGTAAAGTTTGGGATCAAATTCTAGCTGACAATGGTTCAGTACAAAATTTATCTCATGAAATTCTAACTGAAGACGAAAAAGAAATATTCTTAACCTTCCCAGAAATTAACCAGTTAGCTTTAGTTCAACAAGCAGCAGTTCGCCAAAAGTATCTTGACCAAACCCAATCACTTAATCTTTCATTTGATCCAACCGATTCACCTAAATGGATTAACCAGGTACATATGGAGGCTTGGAAGCTTGGAATCAAAACACTTTATTACTTACGCACTGATTCAGTAATTAAAGGAGATCTTGGATCTCGCACTGTAGATTGTGTTGCTTGTGATGGGTAGATAATTTTAAATTTCTTTTTTACTAGGGGTGTCTTCGGACACCTCTTTGTATTTATAATAAACCCATAAATTATGAAACTACCTATTACTTTTGAACAATTTTCAAAAGATCCTACAAAAGGTCTACTGTTTTTAGTAATTGTTGCTATAGGTTATTTATACGTCGATATCAAATTAAGCAATTCTGATTTGATCGGTAAATACGACGAGCGTGTAGCTGGTCAAGACCAAAAAATTGAGTTATTAACTGAACACGTTCGTAGAAGTGATTCTACATTAGGTTACATGATAAGCAAGGTTGAAATGCTTCAAATCATGAAATAATGGACGTTAAAAAAACTTACATTATAGGAGTAGCATCTATTATTTTAGCTACCACTATAATTTCAGTTACGGCTCAAAAACCAAATGAGCCTAAAGTTGATGAAGTTAAGTTCCTACTTCAAAAATCACAGGAACAAATGAAACAAGCCACTAAAATGGCTAAGGCTATTGATAAATCTACTACAGAAAAAGTTGTTGGAATGAAGGAGTCAATCCAGACGTTGCAAGAAGAAAAACTAATTTTAACAACACAACTAAATGAAGTCAAGGCTATCATCGATTCTGTTTCTCCTTCCGCTACTCCTTTTGAACTCGAGTCTGACGGCTCAAACTAGATATCCTTACGAGTTAATTAAAGGTAAAGATACAACTGTGACTATGCTTAAGTCACAGGCTGTTTATCTTAACCAGACTATTGCTAAGCAAAAAACAAAACTTAACGAAATTAAAACTGAGTATGATTCTGCTAAAGCCGAATATGCTGTTTTAGATTCTAGTTTTAATGAACTTCATATTTATGCAGGTCAAAAAAGTGCTAAAGTAACTGAATTAGATTCGATTATAAAGAATCAACAACCAATTGTTAAAATTGATACTGTAATTAAAGAAATTCAAGTACCAAGTCTACCACCTGTTAAAGGTTTATCAAGATGGGGTATGAGTTTTTCTAGAGGTTCTTTAAATTCATTTAGTGATTTAAGAAGTGAATCTATTGAAGCCATAGAAGGTAGTACTCAAGCTTTAACATATTCGCCTGATAAACATTGGGAAACTAGAGGTATATTAACTCAAGGCACTATTAGAGGTACTCGAACCACTCCAATAGAAGACACCCAAACATTTGGAGCTACACTTTATTCAGCTGAATTAGTCTTAGCTTATAATTTTGCAGTAAGTAAAGATGGAAGTATTACTATTTTTGGAGGTAATGGATTTGCTCATGCCCATCGTTATTTAACCTCAGCTAGTAATCCTAACTACCCTTTAATGGAAATTAATTCAGCAGGAGGAGTTTGGACAATCTTTACTACTTTAGGAGGTGAGGTAGGAATTAACTTAACTAAATCTGTAAAAGTATTTGGTGGTACTAAAGTAAATGTTTATTCAACAGACGATTTAGATGCTTGGGCTTCTTACAATAAAGGAACCCCAGATATTATACAATATACTTATGCGGGTCTAGCTTTTAGATTTAGTAGGTAATATTTATAATAAATGTTTTATATAATAGTTGTATTAAATTAACTTTTAAATTTAAAATTATGGCATTTAGTGACATTTTTAAAGACAAGAATGATTTCAACGAAAAAACTATCGTTGGCTTTATGTCATTCTCAGTAATGAGTATTGCAGCTCTTGCAGACGTCGCAACTGGTATTATGGGTCAAGAACTCGTTATCAGTGATACAATCTTTAACTCTTTTGTAATCATCACTCTTGGTGCTTTCGGTATTGCTGAAGCAGGTAAAATTTTTGGTGGTAATAAAAAAGATAAGTCTAACGAAGAAGAAATAGGATAATGAAAGATATTTTTAATGCAATTTTGAAATTTTTACTAGGTAAAACAAAATTAGATGAAACATTAGCTGATGAGCTAGGTAACTTAAAAGAAAAAGTAGATACTATTGATAAAATTGATAGTGATACTGAAGTAAAACAAGAAGAAACCCCTAAAACCGAAGAATAATCATGATGTTATCCGAAAATCTTTCAGTCGCTGAATTTAGCAAATCAGATACCGCAAAAAGAAAAGGTATTGATAATACTCCAAAGGGAGTTCATTTAGAAGCAGCTAAAGAATTAGCTCAAAATATTTTCCAACCTATTAGAGAACATTATGGAGTACCTATCTTCTTATCTTCAGGATATAGAAGTGATGCTTTAAATAAAGCAGTAGGTGGTTCAGCTACTTCACAACACTCAAAAGGTGAAGCAATTGATATTGATATGGACGGGCATAAAGGTCCATCTAATGCTGAAATCTTTAATTACATCAAAGAAAACTTAAACTTTGATCAGTTAATTTGGGAATTTGGTACTAAAACAGCACCAGATTGGGTTCACGTATCTTATAAAAAAGGTGGTCCTCAAAGAAAACAAATTTTACGTGCAGTAAGAAATTCTGCAGGTAAAACTGTTTACGAACCTTACAAATAATAACAATAATGAAACTTAACCTTCCACTACTGGCTATTACTTCGTTATCAGCAGGTGTAACCTTTATGTGTTCTTATTTTATGAAGCTAACTATGGCTAATTCTGATCAGTATTTAGCCGTAGTGGGAGTTATGTTTCTAGATGGCATATTTGGAATGATTGCAGGTGCTAGAAGAGAAGGATTTCAAACTCGTAAAGCTTTACAAGTATTAAGAAATACCTTTGCTTGGTTAGTTATTCTAACAGGTATCCTGATGGTAGAACAAGGTTTTACTGGAACAGCTTGGCTTAGTGAAGTAATCGTAGTACCTTTTATGATATTTCAAATCATAAGTGCACTTAAAAATGCATCTATGGCTGGTTTTATTAAGGCATCTTTATTAAATGAGATTCTTGATAAAATAGATCAACATAAAGGTATAAGAAAAAAAGATGAAAAATCTACAGAATAAAATATTTCCATTTTTAATAGCGCTTTCTGCACTATCAGTTTCTGCTTCGGCCGCTTTCTATTCAGTAAGCGGCCTTAGTAAACTTTTCGCAGGTGCTAGTTTGGCTGTAATTATTATGGCAACTTCTCTAGAAATAGCTAAACTAATTATTGTTTCTTTACTTTATCAGTATAGAAAAACTTTACCTTTAATGTTAAAAATTTATTTAACAATAGCTGCTACTATCCTTGTTTTAATTACTTCTATGGGTATTTATGGTTTTTTATCAGCAGCATATCAAGAAACAGCAAATAAAGATGGTTTTGTTACTCAACAAATAGAAGTATTAGAAACTAAAAAAGAATTATACGAAGATAATCGTAATAATATTATCCAAGAAAAACAATCATTAGCTGAATTAAAAGGTACATTATCTAAAGGTTCAACTACTCAATATACAGATAAGAATGGTAATTTAGTAGTTAGATCTAATAATGCATCTATTAAACAAATTGAATCTGCTAATAAATCGGATGATGCTTTAACAAATAAATTAAATATAGTTAATGATTCTATATTTAGTTTAGAAACTCAAATATTAGAAGTTAAAACTAATGGTGAAGCCGCAAGTGAATTAGGACCTTTAAAATTTCTTTCTAACTTAACGGGCGTTGCCATGGATAGGATCATAAATTGGTTATTATTAATTATAATATTTGTATTTGATCCTTTAGCAATTGCATTAGTTATAGCAGCTAATTTTGCTTTTGAAAATTCTAAAAATAAAAATGATATGAAGTTATTTAATTGGTTTAAAAAACAAACCACCCCAGAACCTACCCCAGTACAAGAAGTTTCTAATAATGAACCTGAGATTTTTCCTGAAGAAATTATTTTAGAAGATATTAAAAGTGATGTTTCTGAAGAAAAAAAAGTTACTTTAGCTGAACCTACTGAAAGTTTAGTTGAGCTTGTAAATGAATATAAAGAAAATATCCAAACCCAACCCCAACTCAGCCCCCGAGAATTAAAAATTAAACAAAAATTTAATAAATCAGATGATGATTTGACTATAAAATATTAGTTATGAAAAAAATATTAGTTTTATTTATTTTTTTATTAGTATCATTTAGTTCATTTGGGCAACAAATTCTAAAATGGCATAAAGTTACTAACTATATGTCTACCTCCGAAATGATTTGGAGTCAGGTAGAACAAAAAACAATATTTTTTGATAATCACGATTTAGCAGCAACCAGTGCTGTTTGGGATATTACATTAGATGTAGTAAACGGAGAAGGATTTGTAACCTCAGGTAATATTACTTACCGAGTAAAATCAACCACAATTGAAGAGCGAGAAGGAATGAAAATGGTTGTAATGAATGCTTACAATGAAACTTTAAATATTCCTGTTTTAATGATTGCAAATACTATTGATAATAAATTTAAAATGGGTATTTACGTTGAAGCACATAAAAAAGTTTATTATTTCTACGAATAATTTATTTGTAAAATGATTTCAAATCTAAAACGACCTTATAAATTAGAAATAAGAAAAACCTATCAAAAAGGTTGGGGAGTATTTGCTACTTCACCTATATATCTTAATGAAGTTATTGAAGAATGTCCTTTATTAGAAGTACCTACTAAATTATCTAACTCTCACCCTGAAGCTTTTATGGATTATGCTTTTGCTTATCCAATAGAAAACCCTCAACTACAAGTTCTTCCTCTTGGATTTGGCTGTATATACAATCATTCAGATACACCTAATGCTAAATGGCAACACAATCCATTAGATAGTCAAATTTTTCAATTTATAGCTATAAGAGATATACAAGTAGGAGAAGAGATTTGTACTTATTATGGAGACGAAAAATATTGGGCTCAAAGACCCTACATTAAAAAAATTTAAAACATTTTACAATACATGGCAACGCTAGATAATAGATTGCGAGCAATAAATTTTCAAATTCAATCATTTTTAGGACTTAAAAAACAAGACAATAATGAGAATTTTGAGCTAGTTAAAGAATGGGATTTTACTAAAACTACTTTTGATGAGTTAAAAAAAGATTTTCGTTTTACCCCACCTTGGGGTGAAAAAATAAATAAGAAACACTCGTGTAAGTTTAACGAGAATAATATTAAATTAACCTCTGAAGGAATTGAATTTTGGAATTCAGTAAATACTGGAAGTGATAATACGGAAACTCCTTATATTGCAGGAGCGATTATAACGAGAAAAGCAACTACTTTACCAGCATTCGGGAAAATTGAGGCGTTGGTTGAAATCCCAAGGTATAAGGGACAATTCCCAGCATTTTGGACGACTGATGAATTAGCAGCAATGCCCGAATTTGATATATTTGAGTTTATTTGGCCCTCATGGAAAGAAGAAGCTACAATGGCTGGGAATATTCACTATGGAACTGCTTATGATTCTAAAAAATGGAAATTTGATAATCCAAGTTGGTTGGGTGTAAGTGGAAAAACGTGGGATAAACCCATTAAATTTAGCGCTGAATTTTATCCTCACGAGACTCTATATAAGGTAAATAATTATGTTGTATATAAAACTATAAACGGGTATACACCTAATAATAGGGTAGTGTGGTTAAATGGTGGCACTTATCATAGTGGAGGAGGGCCTATAGGAGAAGGACCATGGTTATCTTTAAAAGCTAAATATCTAAAATTTTACAGATTAAAAGAATAATTTTTTACTTAACTTGCCCCCAACTAGTATGTTTAGTATATTTATTAAAAATAAAATAAACAAATGGAAAATTTTCTAACTGAACAGGACAAAAAGAAAACACAACTTATTGATGAGCTTTTATCTGTAGCTAGCCTATTAGATGAAGCCTATCAATACCACCCCGCAAATCCTAAACAAATTAAAGTAGAGGATTATTTCCAAGAGTTAAGTGAGAGAAAAGTACAAATTGAAACTGAATTATCTAATTTAGAAAATTGAGCAAAAAAAAGTTAATTAAAGGATCCAAAATTAAAGTTAAAGGTATCTCTGAACAAGGTATCTCTAGAACTTCTATTCACGGAAAAATCTGGCAAATTGAGCGAGTTGTTAACGACTTGTCTGAATTTTACTCTAGCAAAGGTCCTTTAATTGCTTTAAAAAGTTGTAGTGAAAGGAATGCTTGTTTTTGGTTTTATTATAAAGAAGATCCTCATTTTAAAATAACAAAATTTTTAGGATAAGAATTATTCTTTTAAAAAATCCTAATATGTATTATTGTATAACAAAATACCATAAATAAAAATGGCAATAACAACTTTAGCAGTTAGACAATTTTACCAAATTCCTTCAGAATATGGCACTTTTAACCGTCCTGCATCAACTTTTGTAGTTACTGGATCTGTTAGTAGACTACTAGTTGATGGTGGTCGATCAAATTTAGCTAATGATTCTATGACTATCACCACTCAAAATAGCAGCCCCTATATTGCAAACTCAGGCACTGCAGAAGGTTGGTGGCCTAGTCCTAGTATTGACGGAGCTACGGGATATGGTATTATTGTAGGTGGAAATGATGTATTTGCAAATACTTCTCCAGATGGTAGAATTTCAACAGTTTCATGTTGGGGTTGGATTGCACAAGAAGATCAAGCTGCTAATGATGCTGAATTTATTGCTTTAGCTGAAATTGTAACTGGAGTTGAAATAGCTAATACAGCATCTGCTAAAACTAATTTACAAAGCCGTGGTTATTACTATCAATACCCAACTGGGTATCAAGGACAAAGCCCAGGCACAGGACCAGGTTCAGATTCTTAATTGAAATAAAAAATATTTTAGAAAGAAGGGAAAATTTTTATAATTTTCCCTTGCTTTTTTTTAAAATTGGTTGTAAATTCAAGATAAATAAATTCTTAATGATAAAAGTTAGTCACGAAACTCCGTTATGTCTATTAGAAGATAGTCGTTTATTTAATGATTATGATTATTGCCTCCCCCACTTGCTCGATCAAGAGCAAGGCTATCAAGATTATTTTTTAACATCAGTAGCACAAGGTCGCTATGTTATTATGGATAATTCACTTCATGAGCTAGGACATGCTTATGATGAGGATCGTTTGCTACACTGGATTAGTGTACTTCGCCCTAATGAATTTATTGTACCTGATGTTTGGCAAGATCGAGACAAATCAGTAGTAAACGCTCGTAAATGGGCTCAAGTTAAACTACCTATGGGGGTAGAAAAAGTAGCAGTAGTTCAAGCAACTACTATTCACGAAGCTGCTACTTGCTATCAAACCTACAAAGATCTAGGTTACAAGAAAATTGCATTTTCATATGGCGCTTCTTACTATAATGATGTAGTACCTCACGCTAATAAAAACCTAGGTAAAGCACTTGGACGTTTATCTGTTATCTCAGCTCTATATGAAACTAAAGTAATTGAAAATAACGATCGAGTACATTTATTAGGATGTCAAGTACCACAAGAATTTGGATGGTATAATGGATTTCAATTTATCGAATCAATTGATACTTCAAACCCAGTAATGGCTGCTCTAGAAGGCATGCGTTACACAAATGCGGGTTTAATTGAAAAACCAAAAGCAAACATGAACGATTATTTCTTTATGTTGTCTGATCAAGTTGATTATGAGCTTTTATCTTATAACATTTTAAAGTTTCGTGAAATTAACGATTTGTAAAAGCGTTTGCCTATACGCTTACAATACATGGCAAATTAAATATTTATACAAAACATGGCAAAACACGTTGTAGTTTCGTTATCTGGAGGAATGGATTCCTCAACACTATTGCTTAGAGCGCTAAGCGAATTTGATACTGTAACAGCAGTATCGTTTGACTATGGTCAAAAACATAAAGTAGAGCTTGATCGAGCCCAATCACTGGTAAATTATATTAATGATAATCCTACTAGAGTATTCCATCATGATCATGCTCCAAATGGATTTGAAGAATCGTATCCATTAGTAAATTACCGAGTAATTAAACTTGATGGTTTAGTTGATTTACTTAACTCAGCCCTAGTAACAGGTGGTGCCGAGGTACCAGAAGGTCACTATGCTGAAGAAAACATGAAAGCTACAGTAGTACCCAATCGAAACAAGATTTTCAGTTCAATTACTCAGGCAATTGCTTTGTCTATTGCTACTGAAAAAAAAGAAGAATGTTCTATTGCTTTAGGTATTCACGCAGGTGATCACGCTATTTATCCTGATTGTCGTCAAGAGTTTCGTGACGCTGATGACCTCGCCTTTCGAGTAGGTAACTGGGATAGTGAATTAGTTTCATATTGGACTCCATATCTTGAAGGTGATAAATTTACTATTTTGCAAGATGGAGAGAAATTGTGTGCTAATCTAGGAGTTGACTTTAATGAAGTTTATAAACGCACTAATACCTCTTATAAACCACTTCAACATATTATTGAAACGCAACCTGGATGGACTGAGCTAGTATGGTTTAGTGATTACAAATCAGCATCATCTGTTGAACGAGTTGAAGCGTTTATTAAGCTGGGTCGCCCCGATCCCGCAGAGTATGCTGACGAGACCGGTCCTGTAACTTGGGAACATGTAATAAATGAAGTATCTAAAGTACTATCTAATCATGAGTGATGGAATAACAGAAGCTCGTAGAGGCACCTATTTTAAATCCGATAAATATAACCATGATGATAGTATTATTAATCCTGAGTTATACGGAAAAATAAAAAGTACAAAAAACGTGAAAATAGATACTAAAATTAAAGATTTTAAACATATGCCTAATCAAAAATGGCATAAAATTATGAGCTTTATTAAATCAAGTATCCGTATAACTGGTTATATTCTTATCCCATTCGACTTGACCTCAGCTGCTCTTGTTCTTATATTTAGTGAAATAGTAGGTATATTAGAAGAATTAGTATGAAAAAATTCGAAACTTGGTTTTTGAAATATGGACATTGGAGTTTTTTAACAAGCTCACTTTTTGAAGCATCAGAGAGTCGTTGGTTAACGGCGGCTGCTTTTATGTTTCTTTTTATTAACTATCAATTTTTAAACAAAAAATGAAACAACTTTGGTATTTTTCAGCCCCATGGTGCGGTCCATGTCAATCTTTTGGTCCTATTATGGATCAAGTAACAAATGCAGGTGTAAATGTAAAAAAAGTTAATATTGATTATGAACCTAATGCCTCAACTACTTATGGTATTAAAAGTGTTCCAACTGTTATTTTAGTTGAAGACGGACAAGAAAAAGCACGTTTTATAGGAGCTCGTTCTTTGAATGATGTGATTAAATTTTACAATCAATAATGAGTAGTTTTAGGTCAACAAAAGTATTTGATGGCTACTCAACAGTATTCCGCCAATGGAAAGCTGAAGGAACACATTGTAGATTCCTTCATGGCTATGGAGTAAGTTTAAAAGTATGGTTCGAAGGTGAACTTGACCAGCGTAACTGGGTATGGGACTTCGGAGGTATGAAGCGTGCTAAAGGTACTATCGATGGTATGAACCCTAAAGCATGGATGGATTATATGCTTGATCATACTACAATTATTGCAGATGATGATCCATACCTTTCTTACTTCCATAACATGTACACCGAAGGTCTAATTCAACTACGAATTATTCCAGCTACAGGAGCAGAGCGTTTTGCAGAGTACTTCTACAACAAATTAAATACATTTATTCAAGAAGAAACAGATGGTCGTGTTAAAGTAGTTCAAGTTGAATTTCGTGAACACGAGAAAAACACAGCATTTTATAAAGGATAATTATGTCACTAGGAAGAATAGAAGACTACAATAAAATTCTACCAATTGTAGAATTATACACTTGTGTGCAATCAGAGGGTAGCCGAGCAGGTCGCCCTACTGTTGCAGTCCGCACTACGGGTTGCACCCACCGCTGCTACTTTGGTGAAGGTGGATGGTGTGATTCTTGGTACACAAGTATCCACCCTGAAAAAGGTAAATACACTTTCCAGGATATTATTAACATTTACGATCAAAATCCTGAAATTAAGGAGATGATGTTAACTGGAGGTTCTCCAACTATGCATCCAAAACTCGTAAACGAACTAACTCACTTTGCAAATGAAAGGCAAATCATCATCACGATCGAAACAGAAGGGTCTGCTTTCCTTGAAACAGATTATCCTATTGGGCTTATTAGTTTCAGCCCTAAATTTAGTAACAGCGTGCCTGTACTTGGGGGTACTACACCTCTTGGGAGTATTGTAGATCAAAAATTCATTGATACTCACAATCGACTACGTCTAAACAAAGACGCGATTAAAAAGTCAATGGCTTATCATTCAGACTACCATATGAAGGTAGTCGTTAACCCAGATGAAATGCCAGAAACTTGGGCTGAAATTCGTTCATTTATGGATGAGCTAGAAGTACCAAAAGATAAAATCTGGATTATGCCTCCTGGAGATAATCGTCAAGAACTAATTCGTGTTTATCCTATGGTAATTGATTGGTGTACTAAGAATTACTATAACTTTACAGGTCGTGAACATATTATTGCTTTTGATACTAAACGTGAAGTCTAATGCCTTTTGTCATTTTTAAGCATACTAACATCCAAGGAATCCCTCGTACTATCATCGTGAATGATAGTGAGGGTATTCCTATGGAGTTTGAATCTATGAGTGCTGCTACAAAATTAGCTGAACTATTTCAAGCCAACACCACTTCAGGAAATATTTACGAAGTAAAAAAAATAAAATAATGGCTAAAACTAGTGAAAAAATAGTTTGCCATAACTGTTTAGATTCTATAACTTTTAAAAAAGGAGTTAAAGTAGAAAGAAATAACTTTGGGATTCCTCATTTTGTTTGGATTTGTAAAAAATGTTACGATGCAGCTCCTACTAGAAAATAATAAAGGACATGTTATAGTAGACGATTCTACAGGTAAAATTATTTCTGTTGTCGTTCATAATGCTATTAAAAATAAACAAGATTTTATTAACTTAGCCAGTTTTACAAATAACCCAGATGGGACTCACTCTGCAACACGTTTTGTAAAATGAACAATTTAGATAAAACATACCAAGCACTCCTACAAGATATCCTAGATAACGGAGTAAAAAAGGAAGACAGAACAGGTACCGGAACTATTTCAGTATTTGGTCGTCAGATCAGACATAAAATGTCTGACGGTTATCCTTTGCTTACTACTAAGAAAATGGCATTCAAAACTATGGTAACTGAGTTACTGTGGTTTTTGAAAGGAAATACCAACATTAAGTATTTGGTTGAGAATGGATGTAACATATGGACTGGGGATGCATACAAACGTTATAAAACTGTATGGGAATACGAATTAGATGAACCATTGTCAATGGAAGACTTTGTTCAGCGTATTAAAACAGATCCTATTTTTGCACACGTTTGGGGTGAGTTAGGACCAATTTATGGAGCACAATGGAGAAAGTGGCCATCATCTGATTTAGCAGGTGGTGATATTGACCAAATTAAAAATCTAATTTATCAACTCAAAACAAACCCAGATTCAAGACGATTAATGGTTTCAGCTTGGAATGTTGATGATCTAGAACATATGGCTCTACCTCCTTGCCATTACGGATTTCAAGTTTATACAAGACCAACTACACGTGAAGAGAAGATTATTAATCCTGGAAAATACAGAGCAATCTCTCTAATGTGGAATCAACGTTCAGTAGATACATTCTTAGGTTTACCATTCAATATTGCCTCTTACGGATTATTGCTTGAAATGATTGCTAAAGAAGTAGACATGGTACCTGATGAATTGATTGGTAATTTAGGTGATGTTCATTTGTATTCAAATCACGTTGAACAGGCAAAAGAACAAATCACTAGAAAACCAATGACTTTACCTACAGTAGAGATAACAGAACTAGATTTGTTGGAAGGTAGTGTATCGGCAGAATTAAAAAACTATATTCACCACGATCCAATCAAAGCACCTTTATCTAATTAATTATGATTGAATTATATTCTGCTCACGATATAGACATTAAAACCAAAATTATTGCTCAACAAATTTCTCGCGAGCATAAAAATGATGCTACACCTGTTGTAATGGTAGGAGTACTAAATGGAGCATTTATGTTCTATTCAGATCTAGTTCGTAATATGGATATTGATGTAGAATGTGATTTTGTTCGAGTCAAATCCTACTCAGGTAAAGAACGAGGCAGTATTCAACTCACTAAAGATATTGAAACATCAGTGCAGGGTAAGTACGTTTACTTAGTTGATGATATTTTTGATTCAGGAGAAACAATGCGATTTTTAGCTAAATATTTTAATATTAAAGGTGCAAAAGATATCAATGTTGTTACTCTAGTAAAACGAGCTAAAAATGAATTTAACCCTATAGGACCTCATAGTCTTATATCTTCATTTAGACATGCTTTTGAATGCGAGGATGAATGGTTGATTGGTTATGGAATGGATTCAACAGGGGGTTATAAAAGAAATCTTAAATCTATCTTTGCTCTTTAAAAAAAAGTTATTATATTAATGTTATGGAAAATATAGAAAATAAACGTCGTAAAAAACACGAAAATATTGAATGCGTTCCTGTTGGTTTCGCAAACGGAGTAGCAGGTGATTTCCCACTTTCAGCTGAACAAAAAGAAGCAATGATCGAGGAAGCAGCAGAGCACTTTGGACGCTTTCTTACAGCACTAAAATGTGATTGGCAAAATGACCCTAACTCAATGGAGACACCTCGTCGCGTAGCTAAAGCATACGTAAACGATTTATGGAAAGGCCGTTATACTCCATTTACAGAAATTACTTCATTCCCCTCAGATGGTTATGATGGAATTATCATTGAACGTAACATTCAACTTACATCAATGTGTTCACACCACCACCAAACAATTCGTGGTGTAGTACATATTGGTTATGTAGCTGGAGATAATGGTCGTGTAATTGGTTTATCTAAACTAAACCGAATTGTAGAACATTTTGGTCGTCGAGGTGCTATCCAAGAACAACTTACATCAGCTATTCACCAAGCAGTAAATAAAGTATGTGAAGGTAATCGTGGTGTAATTGTAACTGTAGTTGCTACACACAACTGTGTATCTTGTAGAGGTATTAATCACCAAGGTGCAGCAATGGTAACTACCAAAGCATCAGGTGTGTTCATGGAAAATGATAACCAAGCTCGTAAAGAATTCTTTGATAGTCTTAAAATAAATAATGGTCATGTCTCAATTTAAAGAATTAATAACAATAGAATTAATTAATAGTTTAGGATTACTTCGTTCATTCTCTGATCGAGATGAAGCAACCCGTAACCCTGAAATAGATTGGGCTGAAGAAACTGCAGGTAGAATTGCAAAATTATTCAATTCCAAATATGTACCATTCGTAAGCGAGGTTGAAGAGTTCAACAGCTTAATGAATAAACCCAACAATTATGCACCCACAATTCCAGCAAAATCTGAATGGGATTTTGTCTACAACTTCGTTTTGGAAGAACTTGAGGAATATAAACAAGCTTGTGAAAAACAAGACATCGTGGAAATTTTGGATGCATTGTGTGACATTGCTTATGTATCCCTTGGGAACGGTACTATGCTTCATGGCCTTAAGAATCAAATTTGGCCCGCTTATATGGAAGTACAGGCATCAAATCTTTCAAAAGCTTGTTTTACACAAGAAGAGGCACAAAAGACTGTTGAAACACGTTCACAAGAACAAGGCGAAGGCTGTCACTATGAGCAGGTTGGTAACAAGTATGTTGTATATCGTACTCGAGACCGTAAAGTAATGAAATCAATTAATTATTTTAAACCTGATCTGAATCAATTCTTTAAATAATGAGTTACAAATCTTGTTTTGCTACTAGATTAGGCAATAACAAATATAAAATCCATTTATGGGAAGATAAGGGTTACACTAATTTTGAGTGGAACTACCCTGCCTACATCGAATGTGACGAACAAGAAGAAGAATTTGTTGGTTTAAAAAAAGAATCTCTTAGGAAAACTTACAAATGGGATAAAGAAGATAATAAAGTTCATTTTAACGATATGAAACCTTACCAAAGGTTTTTAGTTGAAAAGTATGGAACTAATGATGAACCTTCAACAACCCATAAAGAAGTATTTTTTGATATTGAGATTGAAATGGGGGGAGCACTTACGGAAGAATATATCAAAAGTGCTCCCAAACCCGTTACTTCAATTGCATGGTGGTACAAACAAGAGGATCAATGGGTAATTCTTATTTTAGATAAAAAAGGACAATTAAAGCACACCAAAGCTAAAAATAAAGAAATTGTTCCTTGTGAAAGCGAAGAAAAGCTTTTAGAAACTTTCTTAATAAGAATGCGCGAAATTAATCCGGATATACTCATAGGGTATAATAGCGATTATTTCGACATACCCTACCTCTACTACCGCATCTCTAATGTATTCGACCAAGAAATCGCTAGTGCTATCTCTCCGGTTAACATTGTTTACGACCAAAGTGAGTGGAATAAAGACCAACCCCTACTAATGGCGGGAGTTGAAAATCTTGACTACATGAAGCTACACAAAAAATATAGCTTTAAAGATGAACCCTCGTATAAATTAGATGCGTTAGGTAAAAAATACGTTGGTTTAGAAAAAATTGAATACGAAGGTAGTTTAGATCGGTTGTTTGAAGAAGATATTCAAACTTTTATTCAATATAACTTTCGAGATGTTGAGATCTTAAAAGCGTTAGACGAAAAATTTCAATATATTTCGTTAACAAAAAACCTAGCCCACAAAGGTAAGATCAATTATAGTGACGTCTATAAAAACAGCATGATTCACGACGGCGCAATTAGTGCTTACCTATTGTCTCAAGGTACTATACCGCCTAGCCGCGATAAAAACCCAATTACTAAGTTGAACTACGCCGGTGGTTACTTATTTTGCCCCCAAGCAGGGTTATATAAGTATATGTTTGACGAAGATTTAACTTCTCTATACCCATCTATTATTATGTCTTTAAACATTGGTAAAGAAACGCTAGTAGGGCGTATAATTATACCAAATGAGAAAGTTATAGTGGAAGGAAAGGAAATATTTAACTGCCGTTACGGATTAAATGATTTGAAAAAACTAAATCCGGAAACCGAACTTACACTGGAAAATTCATCCAGAAAACGAACCAAGATAGAGGCTGGGAAACTTATAAATCTAATTGAAGATATGGGATTTGCAGTGTCTGCTAATGGTGTTATGTATAGAACAGATTTCGATTCAGTATTGAAAACTATTCTTGCTAAATGGTTTGAAGAAAGGGTTTTGTATAAAAATAAAATGAAGGAATCTTATAAAGCAGGTGATAAAGAGAAAGGGGCTCAATACCACTTACTACAACATACAATGAAGATCTTGTTGAACTCATTGTATGGTGCTACTGCTTTAGGGGGTTTTCGTTATGGTAATGTTATTCTAAGTGAGAGTATTACATTGTCCGGTCAGCGTATTATCCAAGAATCGGCCTTGTTTGCTAACACACATATGAACAAAATAATGCGAGAAGAGATAGCCTTATGATATCAAAACAATCAATTCGAAACGGAGTCACTATATTTTGTGATGGAGAACAATTAAATAAAGATCAATTAATTAATCTTACTTTAAATTGGTCAGATAAAGAAACCTCTTTATTAAAGAAAATGTTAAAACAAGGAGGTACTTTTAAAATTAAAGGTAAAAAATTTACTATTTTTGCTCTAGAAACCATTTATAATTCTAAAGGAGAAGAAGAACAACCTTTAGAAGTATTTGATGAAGAATGAAAACACAAAGAACCCTAGATTTACATGGTGTTAAACATGAGGATGTTGAGAAAGAATTAGTTGATTTTTTCTTTTGGCATTCTCAAGAATTTAAAAATACTAAAATTATCACTGGTAAGTCTTCTGCTATGCAGAAAATTGTTACTGAATGGCTTGATGGGTATGATTTTAAATATTATATTCCGTCTGATAATTTAGGCGAAATTCAAGTAATAGAATGATTCATTTAGAAGGTACTCCGTGGTTCATCTGTAAAGAAGATGACGTGAATTTCTGTGCTTATGTAGATACGGATTCTAACTATTATAATGCAGAGCCTTTATTAAAGCATCTTTATCCTAATTTTGATGAGATGTCTGAAGCAGAAAGAGATGAAGCATTAGAAAAGATTGCCCTTAAATACCAAGATTTAATTACGGGGTACTACCAACAAATGGCTGAAGAAGTATTCAATATTAAAGAACACCGATTTGAAATGAAAACTGAAGCAGTTATTCGTTCGGCCTATTTTAGAGCTACTCGTAGATATGCTCAATGGATTACTAAAAAAGAAGGTGTAACTAAAGAAGAATTAGATATTAAAGGGTTAGAGTTTATGAAAGCTAATTTCCCTCCAATATTTGGTAAATTCTTTAATTCAATCTTAGAAAAAGTACTAAAAGGATCTGATCAAAAAGAAATTGATAAATTACTTTTAGATTTTAAAAATTATATTCTTTCTAAAGATTTAGATATTGCTATTTTAGGTAACCCTACTTCAGTTAAAACTTTAGATAAATACATTGAACGTAAAGCTAAAAAAGGTGAAATGTTCTCTGCTATTAAACAAGGAGCACCTGCTTCAGTTAAAGCTGCTATTAAATATAATGATTTATTATCATTTTGGGGCTTAGATAAGCAACATTCTCGTATTGTACAAGGTGATAAAGTAAAATGGATTTACTTAAAAGATAATCCTTATAAAATAGAGGCACTTGCTTTTCTTGATTTTGATATGCCTGATAAAATAAAAGATCTTTTAAATAAGTACGCAAATAAAAATAAATCTTTTGAGTCTATTCTTGAAAGTAAATTAGAAGGTTTTTATCATGATTTGGGTTGGAGTTTAAATCTTAACCCTTACATTACAATGTTTTTTAATATATAAGTTATGATTAATAAAAGTGAACTCCAATCAATTATTTCAAAATATTTTTTGGGAGGTCTTAATGAAGCTGTTAGGTGGGAAGTAAGTGATAAAAAATTAAATATTAGTTTTAAATCACCTAATAAGGAAATGATTGGTAAAATATGCCATAAAAATTTTCCTTTAAATAATTGTGAAATTGGTATAACTGATACAAGTAAACTTAATAAATTACTTGCAGTAACAACAGGATTAATAGAATTAAAATTAGATTCTATAAATAAAGTATTTACTAAACTTTCATTTTCAGATACCAATTACACACTACATTATCCACTAGGTGATATTTTACTTAACCAGTTTAAAAAATTAAATGAACCTACTGATAATTTTACATTTGAGATTAATTGTGATTTAACTAAAGAAATAGTAGATAACATTATTAGAGCAAAATCAGCTTTAGATAGTGATAATGTTATTTTTAATGTAGGTAGAAATTTTGATGGTGAAGCTGTATTAGAATTAATCTTTGGAGACAATTCAGAACATTCTAATAAAATTAATTATATAATTCAAGATGTTTCTTTATCAAATGGAACTATGGATTTTGTAATTCCGTTTAATTCTGACATTCTTAAAACTATATTAAGTAATAATAAAGATTTTGAAACAGCTCACATGAGTTTAAACACTCAAGGGTTATTAAAATTGCAATTTGAAAACGAAAATATTGAAAGTACTTACTTTTTAGTAAGAAAAGCAGATCTTTAATATTTATAAAAGACCTCGTACTTTAGCTTGCCGGGTATTAGGTCTTTTCGTATCTTCGGTTATAATTAAAAAGTTTATGAGTGACAACCAAAAACCGACAGGAATCCGGTACATTAAAGATCCTGCTCTCGAACCTTATTTTATACAATTAGATGACTACTGCTATGCAGTACAAGAAATAATTGTAGCCCAAGAAAGTGGTAAAGAATATCAAAACACTTTAGGGTTTTTCTCTGATTTTGGTAGTTGTTTAAAGGCAATTGCTAAAAGTGAAGTTAAAAAAGGTAGTTACGAAAGTGTAAAAGAATTCATTAAAGAATATAATAAAATAATTGATAGATTAAGTAAACTAACAGAGTTATGAAATTAGAAGCCCTATTTAATGCCATTATAGTAAAACCAATTGAATTGGAAGAAACTCTTTATGGTAATATTATTGTACCTGATTTGGGTAGTGAAAGAAATAAAACAGCAGAAGTTATTTCTATTGGCCCTGGTTTTGAATCAGGTTATGGAAAATTTGTTAAAACTATCCTCGAAGTAGGAGATATTGTTGTATTACCTGCATTAGGATTTACCAAATTTGAATATCAAGGTGAAGAATACTGGATTGGTAAAGAAAATGATATTTTAGCAAAAATTAATAAATAAAAAATGAGTAAAGTTATAGAATTCGGGCCCGATGCTCGTAAACAATTAGTTTCAGGTATTGATAAATTAGCAGATGCAGTTGTAGCTACTTTAGGACCAAATGGTCGTAACGTAGTCATTGTAAATGATCAAGGTCAAGTACAATCTACCAAAGATGGTGTAACTGTCGCTAAATCTATTTCTCTTTCAAATAATGTAGAAGAAGTAGGTGTTAAAATGGTAAAACAAGCAGCTATTAAAACTGCTGACTATGCAGGTGATGGTACTACTACTTCTACTTTGCTTGCTCGCGAAATGGTTAAAGCGGGTCTAAACCATTTGAATAACGGAGCTAACGCGGTAGAAATTAAGCGTGGTATCGATGCTGCTGTAAAGCAAGTAACAGAAGCACTTCGTACTCAAATTAAAGAAGAAATTTCAAGCGAAGAACAACTTGAACAAATCGCTACTATTTCAGCAAACAATGATCCTGAAGTAGGTAAATTAATTTCAACTGCTTTAAATAAAGTTGGTCGTGAAGGTGTAGTTTCAATCGAAGAATCTAAATCAGGTGAAACTGCTCTAGAAATGGTTGAAGGTATGCAATTTGAAAGAGGTTATAAATCTCATTATTTTGTTACCAACAATTCAAACATGACTGCTTATTTGGAAAATCCTTATATTCTAATAGCAGATAAGCGTTTTACTCAAATCAATGATTTACTTCCTATTTTACAAGCAGTTTCTAGCCAAAGCCGCCCTTTGCTAATTATTGCTGAAGATATTGAAGGTGAAGCACTTGCTACTCTTATTGTTAATAAAACAAGAGGTATTATTAAAGTAGCAGCAGTCAAAGCACCAGATTTTGGTGAGCGCCGTAAATTACTTCTTGAAGACATTGCTATTTTAACCGGTGGTCAAGTATTTAGTACTGAAAAAGGTATGAAACTTGATAAATTTAGCTGGGAATGGTTAGGTTCAGCTCGATTAGTTACAATTACTAAAGATCATACAACTATTGTTGATGGTAAAGGTAAAGATGAAGCAATTCAAGCACGAGTTGAAGAATTACAACAACAAATTGAAACTGCTAGTTCAATGTTTGAACAAGAAAAGCTTCAAGAACGTTTAGCTAAGTTTGTTGGTGGTGTTGCTATTGTCTATGTAGGTGGTAATACTGAAACCGAAATTAAAGAAAAGAAAGATAGAGTAGAAGATGCACTTTATGCAACTAAAGCCGCTATTGAAGAAGGAATCGTAGCAGGTGGTGGTTCAGCTCTACTATTTGCTCGTGAAGCAATTACTTACCCAAAAGAAGATAGTGATGCTGTTCGAATTGGTAAGCAAATTGTTTATCG